CGACCGCCGATGAAGTCCATCGGGCCGACGTTATTGAACCGCCTGTCATCCTTTTTGTTGAGGAAGTAGCGGTTCTCCGCCTTCGGAGTCGTCAAAAGCAGGTTCGGCTGGCCCTGGCGACTGAACTGCATATCCATCTGAAGCTCCAGAAGGTTGTCTTCGGTGAGTTCGGCATCGGCATAATCCTTTGTCAAGCTCTGGAGATTGCCGTAACTCGTTCGAAGCAGATCCCAAATGTATGTGTAGTTAGTCGTGGTTTCCGAATTGTTCACACCGTCCGAAATGAGATTTGATATGCCGTTAATCGCTCGGTTGTCCGCAAACAGGACCGCCGAAGTTCCGGCAGCGCCATAGGTTCCTTCACGGAAGAAAAAGTCACCTACAGCCAAATCAAGTGTACCGCCAGCGGCGTAAGCCGAGCCAGTGGAGTCGGTCAATACGAGTACGGCTGTACCGTTAGCCAAGTCCCTCGATGTTTCGCTGGCTACAATGAACGTTGTCAGGTCGGAACCGGAGTTGTTATGCCCGTCGCTGTTGAGTCCGGCTGAATCGAATGTTCCTGATTCGAGTCTCGCACCAACCGGCATATACATACTGGCGAAATAAGGCGCCAGCGGGAAACCGTCATTGGTCACTGTAATCGACGAGCCGGAAATCCCAGAAACTCTGCCGACATAGCCGCTCCTGTCGCCCATTATCAGGGAGTCGAAGAAATTCTTGTACGCCCGCATATTGGTCTGGAAGGAATCCGTTACTACATCGACGGCGGATTTTATGCCTGAGTTGGCGGCCGCGATAACGGGGCCGGTCAGCGCGATATAGGCATTCAGGAACTTGACATTTTCCGTCATCTGCTTGCCCTTAACCGGCACGTTCTCAACCCAGTTTCCGCCTTCGGCGATAAGGCCAACGCCTTCCGCTCTTTGTGTGTGAGCGCGGTGAACAATATGATTGCCGCCGCCGGGGATGAGGTCGGTCCTGGTCTGAATCAACTCGCTGAACCGAGTGTCATCGTAGGCCGTCTTCTGCATTGTCGGAAGATAGACCTTGTTCAACAAGCCGTCCAGACTCGTTGAGTTAGTTAAATTTGATATGGTCGTTGCCATTTTTTATATACTCCTTAAACCTGACGCTGTGTGCCCGCCAAAAACTCTCTCACGTTGGCGTCAAGGTTTTGCATTGAAAATTTGCCTTTATCTACGGGAGGGGGAGGCGTAAGGCTGCCTACTCCCGGTGCAATGGGATTAACGACCGCCGTTTTAATCGTTGGATTGGCTTTCTTGATGGCCTTGAGGGTTGCATCGCCGCCAGCCTTAAAAATGGACTGAACGAACTGGTCGAATTTAGGGGCGACTTGCTGTGCTGCGTATCTGTATCCATCCTTGGTGAAAGCCTTTTCCCTGCCGATTCGACGGGCAAGGTGTCCAGCGGCAATCTCCGTTCCGCCAATATATAGTCCTTCTGCTATTTCACGGACGTCTTCCGGTATTACGGATTTCACGTCCGATCTGAATGTTTCTTTCGTCACATTCATCGTTGCGGTCAGGAGATTATTGAGTTCGTTGTTCTCCATTGTTTGATTTATATTCTGGTTCGCTTGGACCACATCCATTATCACATCCAATGCCGCGCTCATATCTTCTTTGTATAGTGCGTCGGTAACGGCCCCTTCACGATTGAGCCTGTTGCGGAAGTTGATAATCTTTTGGTCAAGTGGAATTTGTGGCGTAGTAGGCTCGGGAGTCTGCGTGGTTGCGGGGACGGCAGGCGTTCTTGCCCTGATAAGATCGTCAACGGTGATAAGACCGCTTCTCAACTGTTCTGCCGTGTCGCTGTCAGGGTCTACACCCAACTTGATTAACGTCGTTCTAAGATTGGCGTTGTCCTGGCTTATGCGGTGCATCGTCGCTTCGTCTACTACTTCGGCGTGTTTTGTTTCATCGACTTTGGTGTCCGGTGCCGCTGGCGGTTCACCTGGTGCATCGGTCGCTGCCGGTGGTGTGGTAGCGCCTGTACTCTCGTCTGATAGCGAATTAAGCTGGTTTGCTATGTTCACCGCCAAGTTTTCCAGTGTGTTCGCGGTTCCAGCGCCGCCGCCTGCGGGGGGGTCGTTGGCCGTAACTACTTCTGCATTTGCTTGAGTTGTCGGTTCCATTTTAACTACTCCTTTGTGATGTATCGTTATGGACGTCGGATTAGTCCTTCGATGAGGATTTCTCGCTCGCCCGTTTTTCCTTTGATGATTCCAGGTCTTCTCTTTTGATTTGGCCGGTCATATGCTTTACCTTTGCGTTCGCCATAATTCAATCTTCGCCCAAATAAAGTTCCAAAGTTTTTTCCACCGCCAGAACAAATGGACCACGAGCCAAACGAAAAAGGCAATGGTCAAAATTATGATGTAAAAATGCCTCTGCCCGGCATCCAGGGCCATCTGGCTTATAGTCATCTGCTCCTTCAAGCTGTTGAGTATTAAATCGAACAAAGTCAGGCCGACACCAAAGACTACCAATCCATAAAAAGCGATTTTGCCTTTTTTCATTCCCTTAAATCCCGAATACAATTGATAAGCAAACAGACAAAAAACACAGTCGAAGGTAAGGATAAAATCAAAAGAATACTCAATGCAATTATCGTAAAAATACTCATCGATTACTCCTTTGCCGGCAGGCCGCGAAGCCCCCGGATAATATTTTCGATTTTGAGATAGTCCTCCGGCTTGACCAATTTAGACTTTACCTCCTCTAATTTGGCCATAAGCTTATCCCACTCGGCAGGAAACGCCTTCTTGAACTCCTCGATACCCAAGACGGACGAGGAGGCAATGGTATTGTACATCTTGGCTTCCGATTGAGCTTCGATTAGCTGAGGCTTAAGTATGCGATACACAGTGACGATTCCGCCCGCTAAAGTAACAAAGGGTGTCAGCCACGGCAGAAAAGTGGATGCGACGGCCCCCAGCGTAATAGCTCCCTCTACCGGCTGTTCGATTTTAGCAAGGGCATTCGGGTCTACGCTAACTTCCTTTTTGCCTGTTACCGGATTCGTAGAGGTTATGCACCCGGCAAAAATCAGAAGGAAAATTGACAAAAAACCTAAGACAATAATTGACTTTGTGATTGATTTGCGGTTCATGTTAAACTCCTTTGTGATGTATCGTTATGGACGTCGGATTAGTCCTTCGATGAGGATTTCTCGCTCGCCCGTTTTTCCTTTGATGATTCCAGGTCTTCTCTTTTGATTTGGCCGGTCATAATGGCTTGCTGTAACTGCTGTGCCGATAGAATCGCAGAATGGGCGTCCCAGTGCGCTTTCATAGCATTCGCAATCATTATCATGCCTGGATCGCCAGTGGCTAAATACTCGAAGAATTTGTCTTTTATGTCATTGCCATGTTCGATTATGTGAACGTCGTGGTTGTCGAAAGTATTGGGAACTGGCAGGTAGATTTGCTCAAGCATTTCTTCGCTTATTTCCATCCCGGGACTTTGTGCCTGTTGTACCATCTGTTGATATTGCATTACAGGCGTCTGGAACTCCTTCTTTGCGAACGCCACATCCTTTGCATCGTCTTTGAGGAGGTTATCCATGCCGCCGATGTCAATGACTTCGAGGAATCTTTTTTTAACCCTCGGGTCTTGAGGATTGAACATTCCTGTCTGAAGTAGTCCCATAGCCATTTCACGCTCGATGGCCTTGCTGACCGGCATGGACGAACCGCTTCGTACAACTACGTTGAAATTATTATTGTATGACTCCGGGTCGAACTCGAACAGGGTCCACTGATTGTCCTTGCCGACTATATTTAAGGTTCTCTGCTTGTAGTTTGCAAAGGCCACAGACAGCAATTGGGTCATTGCCCTCTCATCTTTCCTGTCCATCTCGTTGATGATAGGCGAATGCTGTGTCTGGGTGGCTTCCTGTAGTAAGGCAATACCGACACCGGACTTGGGGCCTCCGGCCGGACGCTTGCCCTGTGCTACCTGTGGGAAGCTGAAAACATCGTTCAAATCCTCAACGATGGTAGCGGCGTAAATAAATAATTGACTGGAAACGGCTACGCCCGCTTCTCTATGTGGCTCGTAAGGGCCGTCATATTCAACGAACAGGCCGACTTTATTGTCCATCTGGCCTATATTTATCTTGCCCCCTCGCGGTATTTTCCACAAACCACCACCGAGAACTGCCGTGTTCTCTTTGATTAGTGAATGTATATCATTGAGCTCGTCCTGAAGCGGCCTTGCCTGTGATATCCTGCTCGCTGTGCCGGCAACGGCTTTGTCGGCAACCAGCATATCGTAGGCGGTAAAAGGCACTTCGCCATGAGGATACTGCTCGATGGGATACGGTTCGTTCTGTAAAACAAAACCCGAATCAAGGCCAGCCATAACAGCAAAAATGCCAAGCGGATAGTTATTGTCCCTCACTTGCCAAAGTTCGTAGATCATAACCTGACGTTCGTTATCGCCCATTTCCTCAATGTCCGGCTTCACCGTGTCGCCAGCAATTTCATTAGCGAAACGGGAGAACTCATTGAAAATCTTCATCTCGAACTGGTTTTCAAGGCTGTTGGTTGGGTCAATGTACTCGGATTCGGGTATTTGAAGTGCTTTCTCTTCTCCGAATCGAATCTTTATTTCGCTCAGGTTCATCGGTCTTGGATGTATTATCCAGGGTAAATGGTCGGTGTCCGCACGCCAGTCCCAAATCAGTTCGTTGGTCGGTGTATGCTTACTGAGTGCTTCGCCCTGATAGACAGGTGCGCCCGGGGCCATTGAAGGTTCGTGTCCTTCCTGCTCTGGTTCGGGATTGTGGCCGATGATTTTATAGAACGGGTCCCAATACTGCTTGCGGAAAGCGATAGAGGCAATATCGTACCAGATTATGATCCGCCCTCTTTGTTGGTCGAAATTGTTTATTCTCCGCAGATAGCCAGCCATCTTTTCGCCGGCAATAGCCGTGGCCCTGTCGTTGGCGTCTGTGGTATCAGGCACTACATCGAACTTGGGCGGAACCTTGGTCGCCATAGCGACATCGTTGCGAACCGCAGGGCCTATCTTATTGACGGTACAGGAGAATGGGCCTTTGCCCCCTGCAACTAAAGTCCCGCCCCGCATTCCGACGTACTGATGACCGGCCAGGTAAGCGATATTGGCGTTCCACTCGGTTATTCTATCGCGCCTGAAGGGATTAAACGTCTTTACCCTTGACCGTATAATCTCTTTGACAGCCTCATCGGATGGAGTTGCGGAACTACTCGCTCCCGTTTCCAGGTTCGCTGGTTTTGGTTTGAATTCCTGTGGTGGCATAAGGGTGCCTTAATGATTCTATAATTCCTTCTTCGGCGTTGATTCGATGTGTCGTATTACAGCCAAAGCAAGTCATGACCATACTTTTTGTGAAGATTTCCGCGTATCGACCTTTTCTAAAATGAAGTATCCAGTTGCCCTCGCTGATAATTCTGTCGCAAAGCCTGGAGTGGCATTGAGGACACCTGATTTTGATGCGTTTAGACTCGAACGAACTCTTTATCGGGTTCTCTGGCATATTGGCTTCCCTCGCTCTTTTTGACAGGCGATGATATTGTAACTCTGACGCTCCCGGCGGCACATTCAATTTCGTTCATCTGTTCCAGGAGTTTCTTTTTTCTCGTAGTTATTGACGCTGCCTTCAATGTAAGCCAGCAACGTCTGAAAAACGCTTCGTTCTCATTCATACTCTCACGAACTTTCCTTTCTTTCCAGGTAGCGGCTTGTTCTTAGCCAGCAGATACCGCTTGTGGGCCAAGTCTTCCTCTTGAGGGTTATAATGCTCAATTTCCTGTCTCGGGGCTTGTGGACGCAGTGAGCAGCCGTGTAGGGCCAGCATAGCGGCCATCACGGTGTCGTCAAAGAAGCCCTCTCCGGCCCCCATCTTCCTCTTGTCCTCGACATAAACGTAATTGCAAAACTCGTTCAGAAGAATCCCGTCGTGAAATATGACTTGAGGCCCGTCAGGATTTTCCATCAAAGCCTTTGTCTGATGTACCAGAAGGTGCTTATCGGCTTCCGTTGTGCAGATACCGTATTTACTTGAAACCGTAGGGTCTTCATCGAGGACCTGTTTTCTTCGATAAAGATTGCCATAGCCGTAAACCTCAATTAAGTTATCGACGTAAGCGTTTCCGGGGTGCCTTGTCTCAGGAACGATGAATGCTGTGTTGTAATATCGACCCAAGGCGTTAGCAACTTCTGAACCTTTGACTGTTGTTATCCGCTTGCTTCTGAGCCAGGCGACCTCTTCGAAGGGCATCCGATTACTGAAAACCTTTAGCGAAGTATAGTCCGCCCCGAAACCTGTCGCTGCGTCTATGCCCAAAGTATATTTTGTATCCGGTTCCGGGTGGTGGTAGATAGTAACCAAATCCGGCCTGTGCTTATCCAGGGGCGTTGCAAGTATGAATCTTGGTTTAGGCTGCGGCATTGCACTGAATTATCCCTACTGATGTTGGCTCGTCATTTTTCAGGTTTTCAATCATCTTGGTCAGGATTCGGATCTTGAATACAGGACTGCCACCAAAGACGATATACTGACCCTCGATACGAACAAGGCGTTCCTCTTCGCCAAGCTCGGCTGCCGCCTTTACTATTTCCTCTTCAGGAATGTGTGGGTTATCCCACATTGCCCCTGACGTAACAAAAATGTCATCTCTTTCCGAAAGCGCTTTGAGCCAAGCAGTTCCGTTAATTGGCGTGGCTGTCATCCACCAATTGCCTGCCCGGTCTATCAATCGCATCATACATTCGTTGAAGATATCTACTTTTTCAGGCTCTTCATCGAACCAGATGCAATCAACATCATCGGCTTGGAATTTCGCCCGGCCGGAGTCAGAAGATTTGAATTGTACTTTCCATTCCCTGTCCTCGCCGGTTACCCACCAGATTTTATCGGCTTTGCTGTACTCCGATTTTACCCTGTAGTTTCTCGGCAGGAACTTGTCAAATTTCGGGATATTAACATCCCGAACCATATTGAAATCGAGTCCGACTATCCAAATCTTTCCATTTTTGCGATATCTTCTGAATGGGTGTTTGTCCGTTATGGCTAAGGCGCATTCGTAGGCTCCTTGGTCGGATTTACCAATGCGATTGCCACCCAGAGCCAAACGCCCTCTATAATCTTTTGCCGCCTTCAAGAATTCCCATTGCCAACTGGGTTTGCCATCCCTTCGATTGTAGTACGGTTCGTATCTGTAAAAGAATTCTTTAGACCTCTCCACTATCTGCTGGGCGAACTGCTTGTTCTCGGGGTTGTTCCACCAGTTCGGATTCTGCATTAGCGATTGTATTTGCAACAATGTTTTCCGTATTTGGTGTACTGGTAATACGATGTTGGACGTTTCCATTTAGTAGGTCCCTCGCAGAAGCATTGACCGCCTCCTGCAGTTCCTCGTCGCCCATTGCGGCCATTGTATGCTTGAGGTCGAATTCTTTCGGGGCGTCAACGCCCATGATATCGCCTATCTTCGCCGTAGCGTTGAACCGCACGATATTGTCGCTAACTTCCTGTAGCCCCTCGTTCTTGACGTTGATGTGCTTATTGGCCTCCATTAAGTTTTTAAGGCTCTCGGCAACAGTTGCCGCTGTTACGCCCTTCTCCTCGAGCGCTGCGATGACAAGCTCCCTGTATGCAGCTTTCTTCTTTGTTCGGCTGATTGTCGGCACGCTGACATTGAGCAGGTCTGCGGTTTGCTGGCGTGTATGACGTTGAATTTCCTGAGATTCCATAATCTGAAGGTCCCTATAGGTCAAAGGTGCGGGTTGAAACTTTTTTGCTCTCGAAGTCATCTTAGTGATACGCTATCCAGGCCCTCGCATTGTCGCCTGAAGAAAGTGCAGTGAACAGGCAGAGCAGATACTTGTATCCCCGCAAGTCAAATGTAATCTTTGCAACACCGTCTGCGCCAGCAGAATCCGATTCAGCTACGGTAGCGGGCCATACGCTCGTCAAAGTGCCAATTGTGTCGGCGTAGAAACGGGCAGTTGAATCGTCCGTCTGTTGCTTGCCGGAAATCAACGTGCTGTCACAAACCTTCTCCGCCGGCCCA